TTCGCCCCGCTCAGCGTATCGAAGTTTACGGTGTGCAGCACCGCGCCATCTTTATGTCTGATCTCAATCATTCTCCACCTCCATCCGTCGCAGCCTCTCCACCGCATCAACCCACAACCCGCACTCCAGCTCTGCCGCCCGAATCCGCTCGTGCAAATCCTGCGGCGTTGACCCGACGCGAATCAACGCCAGCGCCGCCAAGGTGGCCGTGCGTCGCTTGTTTACCAATGCCCGCTGCTCGTCGAGTGTCAGCGGCGGTTTCATCTTTCTCATGCGTTCCTGCTCCAGTAAAAATTCCTCTGCGAACCAGTCGTGCAGCCCCAGCCGTGCGCCAGGGCAGTCTATGTTTTCCGCACACCGCACCTGCCACGGCTGCTTAATTCCAGCCATCACCGTGCGCGTCATTCCCCCTCCGGTGCCGGCGGCATAAGCAGGGCGTAAGTCGGCGCAACAACATATCCATCGTCTAACCTGACCCACATCTCAGACCTTTTTCGCCATGCCGCCTGTACCCACCGCTCGCAAAACGGCTCCCAAACCAGCCACCAGTTCCCGTCCCGATGCTTCTCGCTGATCCGCTCCGGAATCGTCGACCCTCCCCACAACGCTGCGCGGTCTAATTGGCGGAACGTTTTCAGAACCGCACGTTCCTGCATCAACCACGCCAGCAAGTCGCCCAGATCCGGCCAGACGTTCTCCTTGTCGGGATGTGCCTGTTGCCATAGCGCCCGAGCGGCGTCCATGCGCTTCCGCTGCAGGTCAAACAGCGACTGAAGTTCAGCAGCTTCCGCCCGCGCCGCGTCCCGCTCCGCCCGCAGCCGCGCCGCCTCAACGCACAGTCCCTCGTATCGCGCCCGCCACTGGTCGAGTGTCACGCCGTACCTCCAACCCTGCGATATTGAGTAAAGCTGCTTGCTTTTGCCCATAAATCAAACCAGTCATGAACAAACGACGGCACACTGAACACGCCACCGCCAGCGCCGTGCGACATTTCAAATGCTGTAACACTCGGATTTAGGCCTAGCTTTGCTCCAACTGGTTCCCATAATAGCTTGTCAACGATATGACCCTTAAATTGCTCAAGCGAGTGATATGGCTTCACCTCGCAGTACAGTGTGTGCTCGCCATAAGGTTCATCCCATCTGCATTCGCTATGCCTACACGCAAAGGTAACAATAAAGTCCGGAGTCCACCACTGCTTGCCCGATTGCGTTTCTATTTCAAGGTCAAGCGGTTCGTAACTCCATTGCCAACCAGCTAAGTCAAAAAATGCCGCCCACGTTGCCTCAAGTCGACTGCGAAACGTGATTCCTCTGTACTTTGTTGCATGCGCCTTTATGGTGTATGTCACGCCGCACCTCCCTCAAGCATCTCCAGCACCTCCCGCAACATCGTGCGCACCTCCTCAAGCGCCGCCTGCGCGGCCAGCAATTGCAAGCGCAACTGCGTCACTTCCTCTTCTAGCGTCATCGCACCCCTCCCAGCCACTGCTCGACGAACTGCCGATCGCGCTCCTCGCGCACCAGCGCCGCCTCGTGATTCGCGCGGCAGCGCGCCGCCAGCCGACCCCACACGTACGCACGGCCATGCTGGCGCACGTACAGCCAGCCATACGCCAGCCCCCCAAAGACGAGCAAAAACAATGCACCCGCCAAACCGGACATCATGCCTCCACCTCCTGCGACCGCCGCGGCAGGCCGCGCGCCGGCAGCGCCACAATCGTCCGCCGCGCGTTGTCGATGCCGGCCGCCAGCGCCGACGACACCAGCACTCGCCGATCATGCGCCGCCGACTCGTCCGCTGACAGTTCGCCACGGTCAACCGACAGCAACCGTTCGTTGCGCGACATCACCAACCGCGCACCCCGCGCCACCAGCTGCGCGTTGTGTTCGCTCGCCTCCGCATCGGTCAGCACGCGGATACGGTCGTGGTCGATCGCAACAGTGAGATCCTGCCGGTGCTGGTGAATAAGCGATTGCAGCTTCATCAGTTGCATGTCCCAGTCGTTGCTCAGTCGGTAATCCTGGCACAACACCCGTTCCAGCTGCTGAATCTCCAGCACCTGGCCCTTTTTCAAATCGTCGAAATCCATTGGATATTTCATGCTTCACCTCGTTCGTAATTTTGTACTTCGATACAACCCAGGCCCCGCCTCGCCCTGCTGCGCCATGCCCTACCGCGCCCCGCCAGGCCTGCTCGTAAGTCCGTAGACCCACCAGCGGGACTGGCGTCCCGTACATCGATACAACCCTCGCCAAGCCGCGCCTAGCCGCGCCCTGCCGTGCCACGCCACGCCGTGCCATGCCGCGCCCTGCCAGACCCCGCCTCTCCATGCCGCGCCCAGCCAAACCAGTCCACGCCATGGCTCGCCGCGCCATCTCATTTGACAACCGCAGTAAACCGCCCAAAGCGCGGCCTCCAGTCGCCAATCCCTTTGATACTGCCCGCACGCGCTAGCGCGTCTTCAACGTCGCGCCGCGTGACCAATTCCGGCAGGAACGATACTTCCACATCGACCGACCACGCATCAAACCGTGGGCGCGTCCGCATGATCTTAGACGTCCCAATCTTGGCGGGTCGCGTGTATTGGTAGCGCGGGTCCAGAAAACAGCGCCGCGTCGTAGCCCCCTTGCCGTCCACCTTCAACTGGAACATGCCGTCACAAAACACGCCCGCCTTAAACGCTGCGACCTCTCTCCGCCCCGCCGACTGGACCAAGCACCGCGTCAGCATCTCGCCGTCGATGCAGATCAACGAATCGTTTTCAACCAGCACCTTGTTTCCCTCGCGCCGGAAGACAATCGGCTCGGTGGTATAAAGACCGCCCAGCCATTCAATTGCCGCCAGCGCGTCAAATGCAGCGTCGCTTTTCGTTTTCTTGTATGCCTTTTGAGCGCTGTCGATTTCGCGCGTGAAGACGTTACGCGGATCTACCAGATGCCCGTTGTGCAGTAATATGGGCGCTTTGCCCGTCAGTGTCGCTTTGATTGTTTCCATGATGTCCTCGTTGTTAAATCCGTACTACCCTTGCCTTGCCCAGCCTGGCCTCGCCCCGCCATGCCAGGCCCGGCCCGCAAATGCCTCTCGCGTGAAAACCATTTGCGGGCACGGCCCGCACTGCGCTACTACCCCTGCCCTGCCTGGCCACGCCGAGCATTGCTCAGCGATGCCACGCAATCTTTAGAACGGCACGTCCTGATCGCCAATCGCCGCGAACGGCGACGGCCCTGCCTCGACTTCTCGCGCCGCCGATCCACCGCCACGCGGGAACGGGCCGTTAAGCCGCACGCCGTACTTCTCCTGCTCCTTGGCCACCACCGACGCTTGCGCGTCCGCCAACCGCGCGTTCAGCTTTCGCAGCCAGTCATCGCCGGTCAGGTCGGCCTCGGTTGCGCCGAGGGCTTCGAGACACTTGCGAGTGTTGCTGAGCGACTTGGGCGTCAAGAACAGATTGGTGCTGCCCTGTGAGTCGTCGGCAAACCGAACGACCACTTTGAGCGCCTGGGTACCGTTTTGGCCGAGTTCCACCTTCCGCAGTCCCACAATACGGACGTCGTACCGGGTTTTGTCCTGTAGGCTTTGCGCGATCATTCAGCGGGCCCCTTGATCTCGGCGAGCTTGTCAGCGAGAACGGTGGCGGCTCCCATGCGGGACTCGGTTTCGTCAACGACCGACTGAATGAGCGAGTCGCTGGTATCCACCGCCGCCCCGCCCGCGACCTCGGACGCGTGGAACGCATGGAAGCGAGACAGCATCCGCGCGAACAGCATTTCGTGGCCGAAGTTGTCGTAAGTCCCTTTTGCGTCGGGCTTTGGGTCCTTGCCTCTCGCTCTCTGTGCCAAGCCGGACTTGGTTGCGTCATCGAAAGTGTACCGGATCCGCAGCGGCTTGCCAGCTTCGTCGGTCATGGCTTCGCCCATGAAATAGAAGGCATATTCGCTTGCCTTCTCCGTGTGCTCGACGACCTTCCAGTTGTAGCCAGCGCGCCGCAGCAGGACCGCGCGGCCCTTGTAGTGCAGCGCAGGAGTCAGCAGGCCGCCCTGCGGAATCAGGTGAATGAACTGAAGCGATTGCGCTTCGTTAAAGCCGTAATCCCTCCCGTACATATACTTCAATTCAATCTGCGGCGCGGGAATACCCAGCGCCTGCGCCCGCCTCCCCGCCTCGAAGGCGTCGATCCGCAATTGATCGGCGCGGCTCTTTAGCGTCGCGTCGGTGATGTCATCCAGCAGCGACCGCTTCGGCTGCTCCGGTGCGGCCGCTGGTTGCGCGGCCTGAATCTGTTCTGTCAATGCACTCATATGTATCTCCTCTCCCTGTTACGCCGGGAACACGCGAAACGGACGGCTCACTGACGGCTTGACCACCGCCGCGTAAATGTCCGGGTATTTGCCTTTAAGCGCAGCGGTATCCACCCGCTGCGAAACTTGCGGTTTGTACTGCACCCGATAGCCTGGCGCCACCCCGCCGGGAAGATCGCCGATCATGGCCGCCGCCTCCGCCTTGATCGTCTCCATCGCCGCCTCGGCGTCATCGCGGACCTCGCGCAGCGCTAGGTACTCGGCGGCCAAGCTGCCAAGCCCCGCGATCGTTTCGGCGTCCTCGTCCACGTCAACCCGGTCCAACAAAGCGGCGCCTTGACACGAGTGGCGAAACTCGCACTTCCCGCACCGCTTGTCGCTGACCGGCAGACGGTCCGGTTCCCCGCAGCCGCCTACCATGGCCCAGAATTGCGTAGCCATCTCGCGCACCAATTCGTAGGCGCTTGGATCGAACGACACTTCAAAGGTCTCGAACCGCCAGTTGGACGGCTCCAGCACCGCGAACGCGCCCCACTTGTAGCCAGCGAGCCCCATGTACCACTGGATCTGAAGCTGGTAGCTCAGCGGCAATCCGTCGCGCATGAACGACCGGAACGCGCGTTCGTTGGCCGTCTTGCACTCCAAAACGCCGGGCCCGCGCTCGTCGCCAACGATCATGCGATCCATCGCACCGGCCTGCCAATCCTCCTCGCCAAAGCGTGAGCCGGTGCGGCGGACCTTCCGGCCCGTGCGCTCCTGGTACTCCTCGACAATGAGCGGCTCAAGCTTGGTGCCCCGGATCAGGTGCCCGCGAAACTCAACCTCGTAGTCGGGTTCAACGCCGCGCTTTTGATACCACAGCTTGCGGGCGCAGCCGTAAGGCGGCGCGTTTACGATGGCGCCGATGTCACTGCCGCCGATGAATCTTGTCCTGTCCATATTCCTCGTCGTTTCATTTGCCCCCCAGCCGTGGGACTGGGGGCTCGGTATTGGGTTTGTTATCAGTTCGTTCGTGTGTCTTTCGTCCGGTTCCTCCTTGGTGAGATACCGCTCAAAGAGCGGCTGGCAGTGACGCCAGGGGACCGGCCAGCGGAATCCACGCCGCCTCTCGTCCGGGTATACCCGTGTGAGATCTGGCCGGCCACCTCGCGCCACTGGCGCTCCTGCGCTACCTTTGCCGCGCCGAGTCGCATATAGTGCTCAACCATGGCGCGTGCTGTCTCGTTGCTGTTCATAATGCCCTCCAGGCAAAAATCGGCCGCCCACCCGTGAAGACGGGCGGCCATGGTGGTACAGGAGATGTCCGCTCATGATCGGACAATTTAGGCCTGTCGGCCTCAGCGAACGCCGCACGCGGCGCTCACCGCGACAGACAGATCCAGATAAAGACGCCAAGCCCCCAGTTGAGGACCAACGACACGGCCAGCGCCCCGGCAAGGATGTTCTTACCGCGCCGCTCGCGGTCAATGCGGTTGCGGAAAACTTCGTAGGTAATCATGATTGATAGGCCTCCAGCCAGCCCTCGGCCAGCAGGTAGAGGGCTGCGGACCAACGAATCACGGGGTGGCCGTAGTCGGTCACAAGCATCGCGGCGGTGACGATCGTCACCACGATGTGGAGGATGATGAGGGCGGTTTCCAGTCTCACGCCTGCACCTCGTCCAGCATCAAGACATCCGCGCCCAGGTGGCGCAGAAGAACCAGCCGCGCATACGCGGTTGGCGAAAGCCCGAACCGGATAGCCTTTTCGACAAGCTTGCCGTGCGCTTCGGGCGAAACCGCAATCGCTACTATTTTCTTTGCGTTCATGCTTAAAAACTTAGCACACGCTAATTTTTTAAGCAATATCGTTAACAGTTAATACAAAGCCGTCCACGCGTACGCGTCTGCCGCGTCCTTTCGGCACACCCGCAGCGTGTCGGCCACCCCCGCGCCGCCCTGGACCATGACGACGTATCCGCGCGTGCTGCTATTGCACGTCGCCTCCGTGCCGGCCGCAAAAATATGCACGACCGCCTGCACATTCGCCGCCGCCTCCCACGCCGTGCCGTTCCAGCGAATGCCCTGGCCGAGCGTCGCGCTGTTTTGGTTTAGTTGCGACAGATTGAACTTTACGGCCGGCGTTGGCACGGTGGTCGACCGAATCGCGCGAATGGTCGTCGCGCCGCTCGGCACCACCCACGTCTCTTTCCAGCCGCTGCCGCTGGCCGGCGCAAATGTGGCCGTGTACGACGTGCCGCCAGGCGTGATTTGGTCGTTGGCGTACAAGGTGAGCGAGAACGCGCCCGACGTCACCGTCACGGTCTGCGTCCAGCCCGACAACGTTACGCTGCCCGAGTACAGCGGCTGCGCCAGGGCGGGCGAGTTGAGCGATACCGTGACCGTGCCGCCGAAGGTGCCGCCGAAGGGCGTAGTGATTGTGTCGCTGATAGTGGCCGTCTGCGCGAAGGCAGAAACGGCGAGGAGGAATGGGAGTAGGTGTCTCATGTGGCTGGCCTGTAGCTGATGTCTAGGTTTACGGTGTTGCGTTCCCGGCGCGGCGTCATCTCGAGCCACCAGCCGCCCAACGGGCGTGCTGCGCGGCCTTTCTCTATATGGTATCCCTTGCCGCCGCGTTCCTCGGCCTTGTACGTGCCGCTGCGGAGGAACACCTGATTCCGCTGCACGACGCGCCCGAGGTTGTTCAGGCCGGTCATGACGTTTTCGTCCGCGTTGCGGCGGTGAATGTGTCCGCTGATGTAAATGTCGGCGTCATACTGCCCGCGCGTCCGGGACTGGTCGATGATGCCGCGAGTAATCTCGCCGCCGCCGTAGCCGTGGTGATAGTGAAGGACCGCGCTGGTCTGGTGCTTGTTGCCGAGGTCGAACCGGAAGCGGACGAAACCCGTGAAAGGCATATGCAGCGCGGGCGAGCCGACCATGCAAAGGTTGTGGACGAGGCGCTCGGCCAGGTCGGTCTGGTGGTGCTGTAGGATCGACGCCTCGTGATTGCCGTCGCTGATAACGGCGATCTGTTTCGCATACGGCATATACAGGCCGGTGTGCCAACTCACGAGTCGGTCAAAGTAGTTGCCGCCGCGCATCTCGGGCCTCAGCGCGGCTTCGCTCTTCCTGCGGTCCCACTTGCCCTCCATGGCGCAGAACGTGTCCCCGAATTTCAATATCGGAGCGTTCAATTCGCGTGCCTCGTCGTGATGACGCTTGAGTAGCGCCAAGTCGGAATGTGCGTTGTCGGCGTGTTCGTCGGCCATAAGCAGGACCGTTACTTTTTCGGAGGGTGACACCTCGAAAAGTATCTCGGCCGCCTGCGGATCCAGCCTCGACACGCTCCAGTTCATTATTCTTTCTCTTGCAACTGCGCCAAAACTTTAGTCAGCTTCGCCGGGATCGGCAGGCCCGCTTTCCCGGCGTTCTCGGCGATGCTGATTAGCTCGGTGAGACAGAACCAGCCGGCCACGTACGCGGACAGCTCCATCGGCATCGGCTGCACGCTCTCGGCGATTTTGAGGGCCACGATTAAAAGCAGCGCAATCGCCTTTTTGACGAAGCCTTTTCGGGACGCGTCGGACGACACCGCGCCATCGCTCCAGGCCAGCAGGAAACCCGTCGCAAAATCCGCCACCTGCAGACCAATCAGTCCCCAGAAAAGCACAGGCATCGATGCCACCACCCCCAGCAGCGCGCCCGGCAGCGCCACGATCAGCTTTTTCACGACGGCTTCACTCCGACGGACTTTTCAATCGACACGAAAAACTGCGTCAGGTGCGCCAGCGCTTCAGTTAGCGCCTCTTCATCCAGCACTTTTCTTCCGCAGATCTTTTCAACTTCGGCCGCGATCTGCGGAAGCATCATCGTGGAATAGTGCATCGCCATGCCCAGCTTCGCGGCGCCGCTTCCGCCGGCCAGCTCAGCGTTGCGGACGCCAGCGTAGATCGTCTGCGCGACCGCTTGGAACGGGCCAGGCACGAAAAGCAGCGCAATTGGCACGCCACCCTTGCCTATTTTTTTAAGCCACCCCCAAGGCATTAGATTTCCTCCCACGCTCGATTGAACGGCGTGATGGCGGTGAACACGTAGGTCTTGCCTTTGGCTCGGTACACCTGCCCAAGCCACGGCGTAGCGTTGGACGCGGCGTAGAATCGCCCCGGCTGGCCGGGTATTGGACCACCTACCGGGCCGCCGATGGCGTCCTTGTCGGTGCCGTAGGCCTGCAGAAAGCTTTTCGGGTGAATGCTCGACACGAGTCGATCCGTCTGCACGATCCGCATCTCCCACGTAGGATCGAACGCAAATTGCGCCTCTACCGCAGCCGCGGCCTTCGGCTCGCCGTCCTTCCCGCCGTTCGCGGCCCAGTTGCGGCACGCCTGCAAATAATCATGCTCCGCCTGCAGATTGATCTTCGCGGCGATCGCCGCGCCCTGTGCCATAAATGACTGCTTTACTTCGTTGAGAAACATATCCACCTCACCTCACCAAGCACTAATTACCAGCCAAGCCACGGCCAGGCACATCCCGATGATGCCGAACGCGCACAAATCAATCAAAAACGCGCGCATGCTTAATTTTCCCACGGTGGCCGCATCGCAACCACCGGTGGATTGCGCTGATTGTCGATATTGTTCAACAGCGCCAGGTCGTACTGATCGACAGTAGCCTGGGTCAGCAAACCTACCACCCATCCCTGCACCTGCGGTTTCGTCAGGTCAGCAAACGCCGTGTAATCCGCAGGGTTAGGCGGTCCTAGCGAAACCTGCCCGTACACATCGGCGCTGTATTGCCCATCAGTAGCCGTGCGCCGCCAGTCTACCGTAATCACCACGTCCGTTAGAGAGCCTTCGGCTGGTTTAACGGTTAGCGGGTTGAATATCCAATCGTATGTAATTGCCATGTTTAGTTCCTTGCTTCGAGAATGTCGATCTTTGCTTTGAGTTCTTGAATGCAGGACATAAGAACGCCAATCGCATCCACAGTACCTATGCCCTTATCACTTCCACCAAACCCAAAAGCCTTAAGAAAATCTTGAGCAGTTGGGCCAATGTGCTTGACCCCAGGCTCCGCAATATACTCCCAAGCTTTGATAG